CCTCTGCGTTACTAGCCTCAGCACGTATAAGTTTGTCTTCTGCGTTGTAAGCGTCCCGACTACTGTCGAACATTGCCCAACTATCAGCAGCATCAGTCCTCTTAACCATCACAAACGCTGGTCTAAACCCAGTGTAAACAAACGGGCCATCAGCCGATCCATTGCCAGTGTAGCTGCCGAACTTGCTGTAGCCTTCTACACCTGAGAAGCAGTAGGCTATGTAGGTGTAGACACTACTATTGATATTCACATCATTATGTGTGCCAATCGTAAATACTGTGCTACTTGGTGCGGTATTGTTCCAGTAAGTAGACGTTGTTGTAGCCGCATCAGTTGTATTCAATAACAAATACTTTGTTGCACCCGTTGATGCGTGGTAAACCGCCCATGCTTGGGTTGTTCCTGTATAGCGACACTTGACAATAACCATGCTAGGGGCAACACCTAGTCCATGACCAACAGTTGCGCCATTTACGCCGTTGGATATGTAAGTCACCACACTAAACCCAGCCGTAGGATTGGCCGACACTTGGCTAGTTATTGTTCCTGCTGTGTTGGATACTGCTGTGGCGTTAGAGGCTTTCCAGTTCCATGCGGCGTAGGTCACCCCAGAGTAGTTTGTGTACCCGATAGTGTCGGCACCTAAGCCAAAGCCACCTGAGTCAAATGATGTTAACTGATTGGTATTAGTCAACTCCGCCACGGTGTCATTTGAGAAAAGCTGCTTCGTTGTCCCACGAATTGAGTCTGTCCATGTATTTGGTAGAACGCCACTTCTACTTTTAATCCAAGTAAAATCAGGCTGGAAACCAACACCAGTAACACTTCTTGCAGCACCAGTGCCAGTATACAGCACAGTATTAAAGTGATCCTGCGGTGATGCACCGTATAGTGGGCTAATGCTAGGCTCTGGTAGATTGGCAGTGCATAGAGCAAGGAAGCCATCGGGTGGTGTGTAGGTGAAACCTGATTGGCCGAAGTTGGCTATAACTGAACCGTTCCGTACTGTTACTGTGGGAATTTGCATTGTAGTAATTCCAGTAAAAGCAATTCCTTGACTAACATTATTTTTGTAAAAAGTTAATGTTCCAGTTGCTACATCAAAAGTTGCTGCAACAGTATCACCTGTTGTGAAAGTTGCACCATAACTGGTAGCTCCACCATTATTATATTTATCACCAGAGTGACTTAGATAGCCATAACTATCCGCACTATCCCCGCTGTAACTAGAGCCATCATAGCCATCATTAGATAAGCCAATACCTACAAAAACCCCAGCATTAACAACATAAACTTCAAAGTACCACTTTCCGTTTTCAAGTGCTATAGAGCTAAAAGCTGTTCTTGCAACATTTACTGTTTCAGATGCCTTTAAGTTACCTTCGGATAAAGCAATGGTTGGGTAAGAACTTAAAGGATTTAAAGTAGCAAAGTTATTCGTTGGGCTATCAAACACTGTGTCCTGATAGTTCAAGTTATTTGGTTGCCAATCATTGCCATTGCCCGATTGATCCCGCCAGAAGGCTAGGTCACGGGTGTCAGCAAAGGCCATGTAGATGTAGGTATCGCCATTATAATTCAAACCAGCGTTGCTTGATTTAACAACAAAACCTGTGTCTGTTAATTCAAGAATATTGTTTACAGTGCTAGTTGATTCTGCATCAGATGTGTTGGGATTTAATTTGTGGTACGTTGGATTAACTGTATCTCTAGTATTGTCATAGACATACCAACTTTCACCGCTTGCCCCCAAGTCTGTTGCATTCTTAACCATAACAAAGGCTGGCTTAAACCCAAGCGTAACCGTTGGCCCTGATGCAGAACCATTGCCAGTGTATGAACCAAACTTAGAGTAGCCAGCTATTTCTGAGAAGCAGTAGGCTATCATTGTAGTTCCGCTACCATTTGTATTTGCGTCACCGACAGAGAAAACAGCAGATGTTGGGGAAGTATTATTCCAAATAGTTGAACTAGCAGCAGCAGCGTTAGTACCGCTAAGAAAAATACGATACCCTGCACCAAGAGATGCGTGGTAACAATTCCATGCGTTTACTATTGATCTTGTTTTTGTAATTATAAAATCAGGAGCAGCGCCCAAGCCATGCCCTACAGTAGCGTTACTGTTATTACCAGTATAGCTCACAACACTAAACCCATAGGCAGGGTTAGCCCTTACACTAGATGTGATTGTGCCATCGGTATTGCTTACTGTGCTGCTGCCAGCATCCCAGCACCAGCCGACAAAGCTACTACTGTTAAGGTTTACTTGTCCCCAACTTGTTAAAGTAAATCCGTCTGAATCAAAAGATGAAGGTGCGCCACCAGATTGTTCTGCTGCTGTTGCATTGCTCTCAAGCCAGTTTCCAGAACCACGAACAGTATCAACTAGCGTATGTGCGTATGCTCCATCACGGCGCTTTATCCAAACTAAATCAGGGCTAAAGCCAATACCACTGATAGACTGAGTAGCACCATTGCCAGTATAAGTAACAGTGTTAAACCCTTCAGACACGGTGTCATCCTGATATGTCAGGTGAAAGCCATTGGTGCCATAGCTGCCAGTGTAGGCTTTGGGTATCCATACGCCATTCTTAAACTCACCAAAGCTGGTGGGGTCTAGGGCTTGACCGTCAATGAAGTTGACTTCGGTGAGGTAGCCGTCAAGGTATTGATTTGATGTCCAGCTTCTTCCTCCAATTACATGCAATGCTGTACTGTTTACATAAGTGTCAGCATTTAATGTTGGCTCTGTGTTGTATGCAAAAGAAGTTTGTTGAACTCCGTTTATATACATTTTTAATCTGTTTGATGCTGTTGCTTGTGTAGTGTCTACGGCCACCACAAGGTGATACCAAGCAGACGAATCACGAAGAACAGCAGTTGTAGCTGTGTCGCCACCACCAGCACCATTCACACGAAAAAAAGGATTTGTTCCATCTGATAAATAAATTAAAGTTTGACCTTGCGCCCCAAAAAGGGTTTGAGCATTTGCGCTGATGTCACCACGCTTAACCCAACCACTCCAAGTCCAAGTCTTGCGATTGCCAGCAACACTAGGTGTGCGGCTTAGATAAGATGTGCCATCAAACATTAACGACTGGTCAATTTCGGTAGGGTAAAATCCACCGCTGCTGTACATCCACTGTGAAGAACCTAGTGGTCCACTCATGTTATTTCCCCCTACGCAAATGCTAGTTGAGGGCTACCCAACAGAATGGAACCACCAGCAGAAACAATGTATGGCACAACATCTGTTGCGCTTGCATCCGTTGATAGAGTTAAGCCAACAGCACCTGCCGTTTTGTATTCAGTGCCAAGGCTAACCGTGCGACTACCAGTACCATCTTGGATAAACACTATGAAGCCTGACTGTCCTACGACTTCTGTGGTTGGATTATCCAGCGTTACATCACCAGTTAAGGTCAGCACAAAGTTCTGGTTCGTGGTGAAATCTAGTGTGGTAGAGCCAGTAGTGGTTGCGTTAGTGTTAGTTGATCCTTGTGCTGAGCCAGTTAGGGCACCACCAGCCGTTGAGAACTTACTATTTAATTGTGTTTGTATTGCACTGGTAACACCATCGACATAGTTTAATTCAGCAGTAGTAGCTGTAATGCTTAAGTCAGCTAAAGTAACTGTACCCCTGACGTAAGCAGATAGCTGGTTACCCGTTATCTTCCTTGTTGCACCACTATCATTAACTTCAAACTCTTGGGTACCAGAAGCAGCACCCGCAGCAGTCATATCTGAGATTTTAATATTTGCCATTGTTAGTATGCTCTCTTCCAGTTTATACTGTCAATTTTCTTGTAGATGGCTATTGGGTCGTCCCACTCACCACTTTGTTTTACTGTAGGTGTGAACTCTTTCCATTCACCTTCGTACTTAACATAGGCTGTAGAACTAAAGACAATGTAAGTTACACTTGCAACCATAGAACTAGCAGCACCATTAGGTGCAATGTTAACGACAATCCTTACATCGTTAGCTTCTGTTACTCTTACATCACCTTCTTCTGTAGCTCTTCCGTATTCAAAGTCTGGGTCTGCTCTAAACAACCCACCAAAGATAAAGTTAAAGGATGTTTCAATAGTTGAGCTTGAAGATAAAGAACTGTCTACTCCTCTTATTCTTTTACCTACTAGAGTAGTAGTACCCTCTGAGGTAAGCGAACTTAAGGTATATACTTCAGCTACTGCTAAGAAAGAAGAAGTACCAGTAGCTGTTAGAGAAGTAGAGCCTTTTTGATAAACGTCAGCTAAGTTATCTAAACTACTTGATGCCTGTAGAGAAACTGCACTGTACTTAGTAATCTCACCCGTAAAGGTAACGGCTACAGAATCAAAGTCTTCAGATACCCTAGCTACTCCATCCTCAGATACACGAGAGTTATCTAGTTCATCTACACGGTAGTAGCCAGATGAGTTGCTTAGAGAAGCTGAGGCAAAGAATATCTGTTCAGTAATCCTAAGGTCATCTGCCTCAGAGATTCTTGTATCACCAGACTCAGATATACGGAACCCATCGGCCATGATGCTATGCCTTAGGCCATAGTCAGGTCAATGTTACCCGCTGTAAATGTAAGTGTGTCACCATCGTCAATAGCTTTAGAAGCTGTCAACGAGCCATGCCAGATAAGGTTACCACTTGTTGAAGCATCAAAGATACCCAAGTGAGTTACAGTACCAAAGGAACCACCACTAGCAGTGAACGACACATCTGCTGAATTAGCTGTAGTACCCCCAGGGGATGAAGCTGCATCGAATGCAACTGATTGCCTTGCGTAACCATTACCTGATACCTCAGTACCACCACCTGAATCAGAGGGAGCACCAGTGTATAGAGCTATGTACCAAGTTGTAGGACGAGTGGCAGACCCTGTAGTCATTAGCCAATCAAGTACAAGCTTCTCAGCATAATCTGATAGAGCAGCCATTGTTTAATTCCCTTATTAGTTTTAATTCTTAATTAGCTAGATACTTTAAACCAAATATCACCATTGTTACCACCAGAAGGTGAAGCTGTGCTTACAGTTACATTATCTAAAACATTTAAGATGTTAACACCATTAACATAGATAGACTGTACGTTAAGTAGATCATTGCCATTCAAATCAAAGTCAGCTTGCATAGCATTAGGAGTACTGCCATCTAACGACAGAGTATTATCAAAAGCATTCTGTAATGCCTGGAAGTTAGCATTAAGCTGTGTGTTGCTTGCATAACCTGAAGCAATATTAGTTATGTTAGGCTTCTTACTCATTTGCTAGTTTACCCTAATCCCTAAACGTTCAGCATCCTCACTAAGAAGATTACGAGCTTCTTTGTCTAACTCTTCATCTTCCTTCTCTTGAAGCTTACGCTTAGCCTGAGAAGCAGCCTCTTTATCTAACCAACCACGTTCAAGGAGAAGCTTAGCTGCCCCGAAAGAGGAACGACCACCACTCCTCATCTCCTCAGCTATAGACTTAATAGCCTCACTCTTAACTTTAATCTCAGCCTCTTTACGCCAACGAGCAATGTAAGGCTTGAGTACTGGTGACTTATTAAAGTCTTGCCATATCTCCCATGAACCAAAGAGAGTCATAGCAAACTCATACTCAGTTGGGTCGTTAGGTACTAAGCTAAGGTATAGTTGCTGTAACGACAACATAGTCTTACCCCTAACTACTAAGTCTCTCTCCTTCAATGTAAAGAGAGCCTGAGAGGGATCAGTGTAACAAAGCTCATAGAAGAGCCTCTTACTCATAGTCTTACCGTTACTAGCTTTTAATTGATCTATAGAGAACATCATGAGATTCATTAGTTCTTTCTTAGCAAGAGTAGCCTACTAGCTACTAAAGGCATTTATATAATTAAGGCAATGTTGCAATTATACCACACCTTATTTTATCTGTCAACCCCATGTATTATTAGTAGGGGGCTTGACAAATACGACAAAACCATGTATAATTTCATTACCCCTCCGAGAGGGGCCCTAATAGTACTCCCCTTACTTAAAGTAAGTTACTTAAAGGGTAGACAACTCCTTCTACATTAGAATATTATAGGAGTAGGAGTTTACTTCGTCTATAGTACCCTTACTTAAAGTAACTTACTTAAAGTAACATACTTAAAGCAACATACTTGAAGTTGGCCCTCGACAAGTTGACCCTCCCCAGTTAATTCTGGTGGAGGGTTTCTTTATTTTTGTAGGGTAGTAAATTTTATATAGAAAATCTTTAGTCGTATTTCATGAATAGGGCTTACCCCCTAACCCCCTCTATGCCCCCAAGTGTGTCTTCTAGGTAACACATTGTGATATTCCTGCAACATTGTGGCCAGGATACCACTACTGTGACATATTTATTACATATGTTATAATATAACACATTGCAAGTCAAATACACCTACTCCACCCATCCTTTATACTAACGTATTGATACCAATACATACTTACGTATGGTATGTACACCCAACCCCATACTTTTTAATAGGGTCTGTCTATCAGTCTATAGTTGTCGTTCTATTAAGTATGCTAATGACATTTTATTATTCTTTTCCCCCTTGACACTTTTAAAACCTTGTATATATCGAGATTAAGAGAAACAATTAAACAAGGATTAAATGATATGACAAAGACAACCTGGAAAGACATTAAGGAATTGTGCAAGGTGACTGGCTTTTACTATGTCAGCTATAATGATGTAACTGAAAAGCTTTGCTTGCGTTGCAATAACGGTTGGGTACAATCTAATCGCCCCGACTATGCCGCTATGATTATTCGTTCAACTAAGTTCAATTAATAGGGGGAAAGATACTATGACATATAACAAATATCAAATACTGGACATGAAGCGCTTGACCAATACACCCAATGGCGGGCCTAGATATTCTATCGTCCTATCCCCTCAAGGTGTAGACGGAGGGGCACCCATTAAAGTTATTACTAAATCAGATGCAATGTTTACCTATGCAATTAGTAGCGCATGGGTGTATAAGCTTATCTTAGGTGAAGTAAGACAGGGTAAGAAATACAATCAATTAGCAGATGCAACAATGGTAGGAGCATAGGGCAATGACAAAGCATTATGTAAAGAATATCTTGAAAGTCTTTGAACAAGTAACGCCCAATGAATTGCAGCACGGCAAAACATGGTACACAAATGCATTGCAAGAATGCCAAAGCATGGCTGATTGTCATCAATTACCCTTGCACATTGTTGTTGGTGTAGTTGCGGCATTATCCCCTACAAATAAATGGAATAGAAATTTAGTTGATGCACATTACATGTGTAAAACATTTGTTGATGGTGGATACTTGGAAGAATGCACACCATGCACATATAAGACAATGAGAGATAAAGCTTGGTCAATCCTACAATCTATGCCACATGATGCTAATGATACAGCATTCATATTGAGAGGCCCAAAGATAACAGACTTTTTCTTGTGCATCATGGGTGCTGATGTTTGTGTGATTGATGGCCATGCATGGTGCATTGCTAACGCTGACAGACGTACCATGCAGGAGGTGCCAAGCATAGGCAAGAAGCTTCGCCTTGAATTGCAGGCAGCTTATAGCAAGGCAGGCAAGAAACACGGAATGACAGCCTATCAAATGCAAGCTGCTACATGGGTGGCATGGCGTAGAATACATGGGGTAGACTAATGGAAATAATCTTTTACGTTACAATCTTTTTCTTAATCATATGTGCTGCAGCTTTAATAGCTGAAACATGGGGGGAGTATTTCAAATGAGTATGTTAAAGGTCTACCTAAAATTTAAAGATGAACCAATAGAAAGATGGTCGGCATCTATAGGGGAAGAAAGTGTATTGTTGCTTGAGTATATCAAGAGCATGAAGAAAGATAAGAACCTAGAATATTTTAAAGTAATTAGAGGGGAATAGATATGTTAAACCAATATAAGACGGAGCTTCCGGATCTATGGGAAAGCACTAGCTACATAGCCGAATGGCTAGGGGGATACCTTTGGGTGACTGATAAGGTAGCAGGAGAGGAGAGGTTAACAAAGATGACTAACACTAAAGGGAATAACATAACTAAGGGGGAGTTTAGCAGGGGCGTAGACAGTCACGGGTTTGATAAAGCTTGTCAGGTATTCTTTAAATTAGGGGTAAAGCAATGATGACCTTAGGACAAATAGAAAAGACTATGGCTATGATATGCAATGGACGCAAGGTATTGTGGCAAGGGTGGGTGTTGTCGTTTGACTGGGCAGAAGGATACCTAGCGACTAAGGACAACAGGAGTGTGGCTTGCTTTGACAGCTTGCCCGACCTGCTACTGAGCATGAAAGAATTAGAAGGGGTAGATGCATGACAAGCAAGGGAATAGTAATAAGTCTTTATGACTTCACAGGTGAAGCACTTAAACCGTGGGCTGAGGCAGGCTATGAGTGCTACGCCTATGACATTCAACATGACGACCAACTGATTGAAAGCTTTAAGGGTGGTGGATCTATCCAATATCTACACGCTGACCTGCACTCCTATGAAACTATCTGTGCTATGTATGATGGCTTTAAAGATCAAAGGGTGTCGTTTGCTATGGCCTTCCCAGTATGCACAGATATGGCAGTGAGTGGGGCAGCACACTTTAAGTCAAAGGCTGGCCGTGACCCTGACTTTCAAAGCAAGGCTGTGTCCTATGCTATGTGGTGTGGTGAATTGTTTGATGACTTAGGGGTGCCATACTATGTGGAAAACCCTGTCTCTGTGCTAGCAACCAAGTGGCGTAAGCCTGACTACTCCTTCCATCCTTACCTATATGGTGGGTATATACCACTGTGTCAGGCTGAGCATCCTGAGTGGCCTCAATACATAGCTGCACGTGATGCCTACCCTAAGAAGACTTGCCTATGGACAGGCAATGGCTTTGTGATGCCATCCTTTAGACCTGTCACAGTAGAGGATGGCTATGCTAGGCAGCACCTCAAGCTAGGTGGCAAGAGTATGAAGACCAAGAACATTAGATCAGCAACCCCACGTGGCTTTGCCCGTGCAGTATATGAGGCTAACAAACAATGATACTAACGACGGCAGCAGCTACTTGCCTAGCCTTAAACGTATACTGGGAGGCACGTAACCAAGACTATGACGGTCAACTATTGGTCGCTGAGGTTACAATGAACCGTGTCTATAGTGACAAGTTTCCCAATGAGATATGTGACGTAGTGTATAGCAAGAAAGCTTTCTCTTGGACACATGATGGCAAGCCAGATAAGCCTAAGAATGTAGAGGCTTACCTTAGGGCACAGATAATTGCCTACGATATGCTACTCAATGGCTGTGGTATATGCTCAGCAGCTACTCACTACCACACACTTGACAGTAGGCCCTACTGGGCAGATAAATTAAAAGAGGTTGGTCAATGGGGCAACCATACATTTTATATAGAGAAGGAAGAATAGATTATGGCTATGTATGAAGAACCAATGGGGTATGAACTTGAAGGGGATGACCTTAAGGCTTCCATAGAGAGGGCTAGGACGGGTGTTGCCAACTTGAATAGGGTTACCCTAGCCAGTAGTAGGAGAGGCCACCTGAGGGCTGCTATAGAGGAGGCTGAGTGGCTTGAAGAAGAAGCTAAGGCTGACCAGCTACAGTTTGAACTACGTTACCTTGAGGAACACATTGCAAAGGGGTATCTCTATGAGCCAGACTTTTAATTCTCTACTGATACTGGGGGCTATGCTATCCATGTTTGTATGGTTCCCTATTCTTTTTATGTTAGTAAAGATAATGCTTGACAGAAAGTAAAACCTTTGTATACTCAGGCTTGTCCTGCCACCCTCCAATGTACACATTAACTAAAAGAAAGGATGTTACAAATGGCTGAACTACCACACCAACCATGCCCATATGAGGGATGCTACTCAACTGATGCCTTCTCCTACAACACAGAGGGATACGGTAAGTGTCACTCATGTAGCAGGAAGTATCCATCAAAGGATAAGATGCTACCTTGGGCTAATGAGAAGTACCCTACATCCTTCTCAATGAATGAGGAGAAGTTAGTTGTTAACTCTACATCTCCTACCTCTACCTCTACTAAGTTATCTGTCGTTGATAACCTACTGACACCAGTCATTAGAGGTTACCGTGACATCAACAAGGATGTGATGTCCTTCTATAACGTGACTACCTATGTAGATAATAATGGTGAGCCAGTTAAGCAGGACTACATCTACCCTGCTGGTGGTAAGAAGGTAAGGACACTACCTAAATCTTTCCGTGCTGAGAATGGATTCAAAGGTGATGAACTCTTTGGTATGGATAAGTTTAATGCTGGTTGTGCTAAGGCAGTGACCATCACTGAGGGTGAACTTGATGCACTGTCAGCCTATCAGATGTTAGGTTCAAAGTATCCTGTCGTATCACTGCCATCAGCTACACCATCGGGTAAGCTATTCGAGAAGTGTAAGGACTGGTTGGGTAGCTTCGAGAAGATCTACCTCTCCTTCGACAGTGATGGTAAGTCAGACGGTGTCGCACAGAAGTTAGCTAACATCTTTCCTAACCGTGTGTACAATGTACCTCACGACAAATACAAGGATGCCAATGAGTTCCTTCAGGCTGGTGCAGCTAAGGATTACTCTAACGCATGGTGGAATGCACAGAAGTATATACCTGAGAACATCTTTAATACTACTGAACAATTCCTTTCTATCATACATGATGAGGATGATAGCAGCTACGTATCCACTGGTATCCAAGCCTTAGACGATGTAATCCTGGGCCTAATGAGGGGACACTTCACTGTGTTCCAAGCACCTGAGGGTATAGGTAAGACTGAGTTCATGAGATACCTAGAGTTTAACTTACTCATGAAGCATGACGGCATACCTATTGCTATCTGTCACATGGAAGAGGTGAAGAAGAGAAGTCTACTAGGCTTAGCTTCATACCTACTAGATAAGAACGTCACTCGTAAGGACTTGATAACTAATCAGACTGAGGTCGATGAAGCTATCAAGTTAATGACTGAGAAGGAAAACTTATACCAGTTTACCATTGGTGTAGACGATGACCCAAGCTCTATCCTTGAGCAGATACGTTTCCTATCTCAAGCCTGTGGTGTACACTACATATTCTTTGAACCTATCCAAGACTTAGCCTACTCACGGCATGGTGATGAGAGTGCAGAACAATTCTTGTCGCAGCTATCTACTAAACTAGCTAGACTTGCAGCAGAACTTAATGTAGGTATAGTTACTATCGCACATGAGAATGATGATGGTGCTATCCGTGACAGCCGTATGATAGGCAAGAGGGCATCAGTTGTTATTAAATTAAAGAGGGATAAGATGGCTGATGATACCGATGCTAGGAATACTACTGAGCTATTAGTGTTAAAAAATAGACCGACAGGTATGACAGGCTACGCAGGTCAGTTGTCGTTTGACCCTGATACATTTATACTTAGTGAGAAGGGTGGTAACTACTGATGATGATTGAAATTAATTATATGGCTACAGCAGCAGGAAGTTTCTACTTCTTAGGTCTCTTCCTGTACTACTGGCACGTCATCACAGTACTCATGCTAACAGACACTGATGGATACAATGGCTTTAAAATCTTGTTAGTGTCAATCATCTGGCCCTATAATGTCCTTGAGATTATATGGAACTCTATCTTAAATAGGAATGATGATGAGTAGGGTAGCAATGGACATTGAGACGGAGAACCTAACACCTGAAAGGATATGGGTAATCTGCACTGAGGACTTAGACACTGGTGAGATGAACACCTTCACCCATGTGTCACACATACAAGAAGAGAAGGAGAGGTTCATTGAGTATTGCAGGACAGTTGACACCTTTGTTTTCCACAATGGTATTGGTTTTGATGTACCCGTTATTAACAGGTTGGTCGCAGAGGATTGCATTAACCTTAGCTCTGTTGTTGATACCCTTATTGTTAGCCGCCTTGTAGACTACAACATCAAGGGTGGGCATAGCCTTAAGGAGTGGGGAGTAAGACTTAACTGTTGGAAGGGAGACTTCAAAGACTTTGCGAACTACTCACAAGAGATGGTTGACTACTGCCAACAAGATGTGAAGGTCACAGTAAAACTCTACAGAAAATTTGAGAGCATTATCAATGACCTATCCTGGCAGTTAGCATTAAGGTGTGAGCATGACATACAGATCTTATGTGAACAGATGACTACCAATGGCTTTAAGTTTGACTTAGCTGAGGCAGTTGATATGTTAGCTGAGATTGAACTATCAATGGCTGACTTAGAGGGTGGCTTTCAACAGGACTTCCCACCTAAGTTAGTAGAAGTTAATAGGATTAAGTATAGGACTAAGGCTAATGGTGAGCTATACTCTAACGTCACTGCTGCTAAGAACAAGTACGTCACTAGCTACGTAGTAGATGATGAGTTAATATGCTACGATTGGGAAGCCTTTAGGCCATCGTCACCTCAGCATAGGATCGACAGACTATGGGAAGCAGGGTGGCAACCAGTGGATAAGACTAAGGGACATAAGGAATGGGATCGTGAAAGACAACAAGCAAACAGACCCTCGTGGAGAAAAGTTTCTTAGGTACGGGTGGATGTGTAACGAAGACAACCTCTCTACCCTACCTGAGGATGCACCTGAAGGGGCTAAGAACCTAGCTGAATGGTTAACCTTAGAGGGTAGACGTTCAAGCCTAGCCGAATGGGTAGGTCACGTTAAGGATGATGGGCGTATCCACGGTAGGTTCACACACATCGGTGCATGGACTGGACGCATGGCACACTCAGCACCTAACCAAGCTAACGTACCTGCTGCCTTCCACGGTACACCTAAGACAGCAGTAGAGATTGTTAAGTCTGAGTATGATGGACGTATGAGAAGCCTATGGATTGTAGAGGATGGTAACTACCTAGTAGGTACGGATGCTGAGGGTATCCAGCTACGTATCCTGGCACACCTGATGAACTCAGAGGAGTACATCCATGCTATTGTAAGTGGAAGGAAAGAAGATGAAACTGATATTCATAATCTTAATCGTAAAGCTTTGGGTATATCTCACGTTACTAGAGACATGGCAAAGACTTTCATCTATGCCTTCCTTCTAGGGGCTGGTGTCGCTAAGGTGGCAACGATCCTTAAGGTTAACCAACGTGAGGCAGGTGAAGCTGTAGATAATTTTATGAACTCCATCCAAGGGCTGTCTGACTTGAAGAAGAAAGTCATACCTCACATAGCTAAACGTGGATGGTTCAAGGGATTAGATGGACGTAAGGTTCCAGTTCCATCTGAGCATAAGGCATTGGCTGGGATGCTACAGAATGGTGAGGCTGTTGTTATGAAGCACTCAGCATTGACTTGGGCTACTGCTGCTAACAAGTTAGGCATCAAGTATAAGTTAGTTACTTGGCCTCACGATGAGTGGCAGACTGAGGTAGAGGGTAGTATGAATGATGCTGAATTATTAGGTAGCATTCAACGACAATCTATTGTTGACACGGGAAAGAAATTGAGTATACTGTGTCCACTTGCTGGGTCAACCGACATCGGCAGAACTTGGGGTGACACCCACTAACATAAAAGGAATACAAAGATGGCTTATACTGAAGTTAAAACTACTGGCCCTATCGAATGGGCACGTCTCTTCGAGGGTAACCGTGACATGGAGGGCTACCAAGGTGCCTATGCTGTGTGTGATGGTGCCTACACTGTGTCTCAAGTACTTAGCAAGGAAGAGTTTGCTAAGCTACAGAAGGCTGGCACTACCAAGAAGCCAGTACAGAAACGTCTGATGGACGGTGAGCTAGTCATTAAGTTTGAACGTAAGCACACTGTCACTAAGAAGGATGGTACTGTAGTAGCTCAGGCTGGTGGTGCACCAGTAGTTACTGATGCTGCTGGTAAGGCTTGGACTGACGACAACGGTATGATTGGTAATGGATCAGTAGCTGAGGTTACTAACTTAGTGTCTACCTTCAAGGGTCAAGATGGTAAGATGTATGCTCGTACTTCTCTCGTCTCAGTTAAGATTGTTGAGCACGTAGTGTACGAGAAACCAGATGCTGATATAGAAGCAGCTTAAGTAGAGGAAGTATGGGCATGATTGAAGTAACGTATGAGCACCACGGTGGTACAGATTTAGCAACAGTTAACTCTGCTCGTGTTAGCTTTAACAAGAGGAGTGATGAACTCTTAGAGAAGGATGCTAAGTTAGTTAGCTACTTAGCTGAGCACAAGCACACCTCACCTTTTAATCATGCCTATGCAACCTTTGTTGTTAAGGCACCCATCGTAGTGGCACGACATTTAGTTAAGCATGAGTACCTACCTTGGAATGAAGTGTCACGGCGTTACGTTGATGATGATCCTGAGATATATGTGCCTGATGTATTCAGGGGTAGGGCTAAGGATAAGAAACAAGGTAGTGATGGTGTTGTATACCCCAGTAAAGATTTAGTAGAGTTTGCAAACTACACTTCTCTTAGGACATACCGTGAAATGTTAGAGGCTGGTGTTTGTCCTGAGCAAGCACGTGGCTACTTACCTCAGTTCACTATGACTGAATGGTGGTGGTCAGGTACGGTAGGTGCATGGGCTAAGATGTGTAATGAAAGATGCAAGCCTGACACACAACTTGAGACACGTATCGTAGCCGACAAGATCAGTGATAAGATGTGGGAGTTATTCCCTGTATCGTGGCAAGCATTGAGATTACTATGATGGCTACTAACATTATAGTATTATTAATCAACCTAAAATGAGTGTTACTAATACCCTGATATTATTTATGTGGAGATTAGCTGATGACTAAACGAATACCAATGAAAGGTGGTGACGAGTATGATGGACTTACTAAAGCTCGTAAGTTTTTACTATGGAAGAGTGGTCAGTTAAAGAAGATCAAACGTGCTTACAACAAAAGGTTTCGTAAACATATCAAGGAGTTGAAAGATGAATGATCTTATTAAAATAGAAACTATAACAGACAATGAGGACGGGACAGCTACACTCACACTCGACTTAAGTGCAGAAACATACCATAAAATATTTGAGTATGGTTTCGTAAAGCTTATCAAGAAGGGTCTTGAAACAGAGGATATGGGTGATGCCTAAGTATAGAGTTATGTTTGAAATAGAACTTGGTGAGTGGATGTATGCCAGTGCTGAGAACCCTTTCACTTACGACAGTGAGCCGTTAGTCTTTGTTGACAAAGCTAAGGCTGAGGAGTATGCAAAGACATGGAATACTGGAAAGGTTATTGTATATCATGACAAATAATAAAACTATAGACACGTTAGTAGAGGACATCCAAGATGTTCTTAAAGGTATGGGTGGATGGGACAATGCAATCACTCACTACTTCTCTGAGTCAATGGCTGAGCTTGCTAAGACGAGGTTCATGGAAGTACAACGTCCACGTAACTACCTGTCTTTGTCCTCAGTAGGCACACACTGTGATCGTAAGCTATGGTACAAGGTGAATGGATGTGATGTAGCTGAGGAGCTACCTGCTAGCGCTACCATGAAGTTCTTCTTTGGTGATATGATTGAGGTACTAACTTTGTCGTTAGCTATGGCAGCAGGTCACACTGTCACAGGTATGCAGTCTAGGCTAAACGTACATGGTATTAAGGGTAGTAGGGATGCTGTCATTGATGGTGTTACCGTTGATGTTAAGTCAGCCTCTACCTTTTCCTTTAAGAAGTTTAAGGATGGTAGCCTACGTGACAACGACCCCTTTGGTTACATCAGCCAGCTTAGCTCCTACGTATACGGTGGTAAGGATGATAACTTAGTAGAGCATAAGACTAAGGGTGCATTCCTGGTTGTTGATAAGACACTGGGTAACATCTGCTTAGATGTCTACGACTTCACAGATGACATGGCTAACAAAGAGAATGAGATGGATAAGGCTAGGGCATTAGTAGCTGGGCCTATCCCTGAGTACCGTATCCCACCTGTACCTCAGTCAAAGACTAGCCCTAACATGAAGCTTGCTATGGCTTGCTCCTACTGTGAGTTCAAGAAGGCTTGCTACCCTGAGGTACGTACCTTCCTGTATGAGACAGGCCCACTGTTCTTAGTTAATGTAGTGTCTGAGCCACGGGTGAATGAGAAGCTTAATGGCTAAGGTTCTTACAACTAGGCAGAGAGCAATCAAAGCTGGCTACCGTTCAGGTCTAGAGGAGACTATCTCTACCCAGTTGAAAGTCTTAAAGGTTCCAGTTAAGTATGAGACTGAGAAGATTAAGTATGAAGTCAATGAGGTCAGGACATACACCCCTGACTTCATCCTACCTAACAATATCATCATTGAGTCTAAGGGTAGGTTTGTAGCAGCAGATAGAAAGAAACATCTGCTCGTCAAGAAACAACACAAAGAGCTTGACATCAGGTTTGTTTTCAGTAACTCTAGGGCTAAGATAAGCAAGGGTTCCAAGACTACTTATGCTGACTGGTGTATTAAGAATGGATTCCTTTACGCTGATAAACTTATACCTATAGAATGGATTAAAGAGAAATGACAAAAGTACACAGAGTTCTTAACGGCCCAATAGAAGATGAGGAAGGCATGATCCTGTGTGTCTGCCTCGTTGAGTGTGATGGTGATCTATTCGACGAAGAGATTTACTTCGAGGATATGAAGACAGCTATGGCCTTCAAGGCACACTTTGGCAAGTCTATTGAACCTCTAACCATTGAAGAGGGTAAGGTATCCTATGATCTTGGGCATTGACAAACACCACCAGTATGGTGTATACTTCGCAACCAAACTAACCCTTGTACTAGAGTAGGAGTAAGGTTAAATGTTTGACTTGGAGAGTAAGATTACAGCACTGTTCGAGAACTATGGACTGATGCTACTCCTTGAACAGAATGATATATCAGAAGAGTTTGTCATTAAGATGTTAGTACTTGAGGGACTCATTGATACTAAGGACTACTTTAATTTAGATGCTGAGCTAGAAGAATGGAAGAGGATTGAAGAATGATTACAGGTGAGGACATAGAACGATTCCAAGATAAGGAACCACTATCCTTGGATGAGTATCAAGAGAAGGTAATGACTACTGCTATCTATAAAGATAAGATACTCTATACTGCACTAGGTTTATGTGGTGAGGCAGGTGAAGTAGCTGAGAAGATTAAGAAGTGGCTACGTGATGGGACACTAGACGACATTGAGTTAGCTAAGGAACTTGGTGATGTCATGTGGTACGTAGCTGCACTAGCTAATGACTTAGGCTACGATCTATCTGAGATAGCTGAGATGAATTTAATTAAATTGCAAAGCCGTAAGGCAAGAGGGATGTTAGGAGGATCAGGTGATAACCGTTGATAAACTTAGTAAGATAATCTTTGAGAATTGTGTCGTTAGGTTCTTGCGTTATGTATCTACTTGGCATAAGCATAGGGCTACTATTAAATATCTTTACTCCTTATCTGACCGTGAGCTAAAAGATATTGGCATTAACCGAAACGAAATTACAGACCTGATCTTCCGTAAAG